CCTCTGCGACTTCCGCCTCTGTCAGGCGTTGCTGCGCCAGACTGCCATCAAGCCAGGTTGTCAATTCGCTGCGCCGCGCCGCGGACTTGTCGGCGCCACCCAGGGCCGCGATCTCTGCATCAGCGTCAATCGTGTCCGGCACCATCCCGGCTTTAACCATTCCATCCATCATCGCGGGCACAAAGCGTTCCCAGGCCGCGGAAGGCATACCCGATTCCAGCGCCGCGGCGCGCGCCGTGGACATCATCGGGTCATCCTTAGGGATCTCGCCAAAGGCCTTAACAGCATCTTCCGAAAGTTTCAGATCCGCATAGCCGGCCGCATCCTTGGGGAGATCCGGCGATTTTTTTGACAACTCGGCGCGGGCGCCGGAATAGGCTTTGAGTACCTTGTCAAAGGATTCGCCCATATCAGCGCCGCGCAGATGTTCCGGCAAGTCATCGGGCGCCTTCCAGGGCGCCGGATCTCCGTCTGATTTTGCCGCGGGCGCCGCAGGGGTGGCTGGGGCAGGCGCCGCATCGGGCGCGGGCGGTGCAGCCGGCGCCGCAGCAGCAGGGGCAGCAGCAGGGGCAGCAGCAGGCGCCGCCGCGGCTGGCGTTTGTTTATTCGGGTCCATTGTCGATTTCCTCTTCTGCTTTCAAATCATGGCGGTGCATCGCCGCGGCGAACATGGCCGCAATTGAATTTTGACCTTCACGGAAAAGCCCGTAAGCCAAAATGGTATCGCTGGATTGCATCAGCCCGCCCACCCAACTGGCCTGACGAACGGTCGCATTGAGCAGCGTTTCGATGACCAGGCGGCCATCGGCCGTGTCATTGTAAAGCCGCGCCACGGCCGCATCGAAAGCCGGCGATTGATCATAAAGATCCTCGCCGTCCAGGGGTTTTCGCGCGCCAAGCAGATCGTGAAACGACCGGCCCTCACCTATCATCGCCTGCAAGTCTGAAAGACTCGGAACCGCGCTAGGCTCCCGCTCCTGGTTGTCCATTGATTGCTGTCCCTTGTTGTTGCTCTTCTGGCGCCTGGGCCTTGGCAAGCATCGCGGCCGCCAATTCCTGGAGCGTATCGCGGTCAGCTTTGGATCTGACCCATTTTTCCGGCACACCGCGCAGGCGTGCCAATTCGCCGCCGATTTCTTCGACTTTGGCCGATAGTATCATGCCCTCTTCGCCAAGAAGCTGCGAAACCATTGTAAGCCAATCAACAATGCGCTGGATCTCGCCTATGGCCTGGCTTTCAGCCAGGGGCGACACGATCCGCACGCGCACAAATAATTGATTGATCGGCAGATTGGTTTTAATCAGCCCGCGATTATACAGGATCTCAATGCACCGCTTGACCAGCGGGACAACAATCTCCAGCGTTTGGCGGCCGAAGGCAACTTGCAGATCCTCGGCATAAAAGCGCAGGCGTTCGACAACCTCGCTGGCAGATCTGACCGGGCCGGCATCGGGCGGGAGATTGCGATCATGCAAGCCCTCGCGGATCCGTTGGCGGAATTCTTCAAGAATGATCGACGAGATATCGAAACTGCCTGGCGTTTCCAGGCGCGAAAGGCTTGGCCCCAAATTGCCGGAGCCATTGCGCGCAACATTCAAGATGGCGCCTGGCGCCACGCGCGACATGTTGGCGTTGAATCCAGGGCCGGGCGTCTTGGCCCATATCCCGACAATCGCGACGGCCGCCGCGCGCAGCAGCAATTCAACTGTTTTGTTCGCAACCTTCACATCTGGCAGAACAAACATTCCAGGGCCGCGGCCCATAGGCTCGCCAGGCACTTTGAAATAGCGCGGCGTCAGCCAGGGATTGGTCAGCGAAGATCCGGTCTCAACACTCACAACGCCATCGCCGGCCTTCACCGCGACCATGCGCCGCCAAACTTTAGCCGGTCGGTCGTAATAGGTTGTCTGCGTGATCTCAAATTCGCGCGTTGACCGGCCGTCCTTGGCCGCGTCCATCACGTCTTTAGGCCAGGTCGCATTTGGCCAGCGGTCCACCAGGACTCGCGCAGCGCGCGTCTGGCGCCAGTGTACCCGGCCAACTTGGCCGAAACCGTCATCCTCCAGGGCGATCTCATTGACCGGGACAGCGACAAACCGGATCGGCTGTTCGTCGTCACCTTCCAGCATCAACATCGCGCCCTGGCCGGCCAGGTAATCTAGAAACATTTCTTGCGACGAGGCGTGCCAATTGCCGGTGTCGATGGCCGCGTGGACCGTGCGGGCGATCCGCTCTAATTGCTCATTCCAGGCTTTCGCCTCGTCTGGATCCATGCCGTCCGCGGCCGGTCCCAATTCGAGATTAAAAAACGTCTGGAAGGGCGGGGTTAAATCCCGTTGAAGGCGGCCGGCCGCGCGCAGCAGAGATATAGGCGCGGTTGAATCGTACAGCTTTGAAAGGCGATCCGTGTAGCGCGCATTTTTGTTTGAGCCTTTGCGATACGGCGCGATGTAATCATAGAATTGATCCAGATCGTCATACCATTGGCTGGCGTCATCAAACGCACGGTTCGCGCCAGCAACCGTCTGCGATGCGTTCAGAGCCGCCATTAACCGCCGCCCAACGCCGTGGGCTTGGCGCCGTTATAGGCCAGCGCACGTTGACGGCCGCCGCGCGCAGAGCGCAGGCGTGAAGCCTCGGCCTCGCCGGTCAGCTTTTGTGATTCCTCACTCTCGCGGCGTTGCGCGCGGCCTTGTGCCATTTGGAGCGCGCCTTGCTTGGCGTCTTTTTTGAACAGCAAGCCGCCCAGCATTTTTGTCACTTCAGTCATTCTTTGATCCTTTTTCAGGGCGCTGCATATAGGCGTGAACGATTGTTCCATCTGACATTTCACCAACGCGATGAAAGCCGGCCAACTTGGCCAGGCGCAAACCGGCCTGATAGTCTGGCCGGACGCGCGCGAAAACGCGCTGACCTTCCGCCACACGCTGATCGATCAGGCCGCGGCCCGCCTTTAATATCTTTGCAATGTGGCTGGAGCCACCAGGCAGGACCATGACCCACGCTTCATAGGCGCCGGCGTCACCATCCCACACAAAGCCGCCCACCGCGGCCAGGGCGCCGCGCTCGTCATCGTCGCCAATGCGGATCTGGTAGGCCATATGCCAAAAAACCTGGGCGCCCATGACGCGAAGCATTCGCCGCGTCCATCGTGGACGCACGCCGCCAGAGCCCGCCGCGCTCATTGCAGATTCAAGATCTGCCTTTTCTATAACCGCGGTTGTCATGCGTCGTATGGGCTCCATGTTTGCGCCGGGAGAGCATCGCCAGACGCCAGGGCGTTGTCAGACGCGACAAGGGACGACCGCCGACCGCTCTTGACTGCCTGCGCACCCTCCCGGCCCAAAATTAAATACTGGAGCGCATCGTGCGGGTGACTAAAATCGTTCTTTTCCGGCTTATCCTCAAAGCGATCCGTTGACGCCGTGCGCACGCGCTTCATGCGGTAATGCGAGGCGAAGCCCTTGCGCAGGATCTTCATTGACGGATCCATTTGAAGGCCAGGGCGGCCGCCTGGAAGCCGGCGCTCAAGCGCATCCTTGACCGCATCTAGGCGCAGCCCCAATTCATTGGATGGCGCTAACTCGATATGGATCCCGGTGCGCGCGTAAAACGTGTCAGACCAGGCTAATTCGCCATTCTCACGATCCGCGCCGTCAGCAATCGTCGGATCTCCGAAGGCGTAAAATTCAAAATTGGAATACTTTTCGGTGCGAAGCGCGTTGAACTTGTCAGAACACGCCGACGCGCCGCATCGCCCTGGCACCAATTCATCGATCAGGCGCCAGCACCCCTCCTGGTCGATCTGTCCGAAGATAATGGCCGGGCGCAGCGTTTTGCCGCCATCGATTCCGATCCCAATCGGGCGATCCGGCAGCGGCGACAACTTGACCGGCGCACAGTGGATTGTGTCATCATATTGCGGGTAAACCGGCTCGCCCTCGCGCGAATAGCCCCATTGATTGTCCACAAATCTGCGCGTCCACCAGGCCTCGTTTCCCTCAATCATCCGGTCATAGTATTCTGGATCCAGATTCTTGACGTTTTCGGCCGCGGGATCCCGGCCACCAGGCTGATCAAACAGGACGTGATTGGACAACTCCATTTCAACAAACCGCTTGTAAAGCCAATGATCAGTATCAGGCGGGTTGAAATCGAGCGAAATCCCCGTCCAGGCACGCACACCGGCCGGCAGCATCATGGCGGTGGGATAGCGGCCCATGCGGCCGATCATGTAGCGCAGCACATCTTCATTGAGCGATGACGCGGCATTCAGGAAAACTTGCGTGGGCTCATAGCCATCAAGCACGTCCTCTGCCTTATGTTCGCCAATCGCGGCGCCCTCAACCGTCAATTTGATGATCCCGAACTTATCTTCAAACTCAATCGTATGCGTGAACGGGCGATCTGTGCCGCCCACAAAATCGCCCAATTCCTTGGGGAACCAGCTAAACCAGGTCGGCAAGGTCGTCTTGTAAAGATCGCGGTAGGTATCGCGCAGAAGCAGGGCTTTGTGATGGCGCTTGCCGTCCAGGCACCGCGGCTGGCGGATTGCCTTGAACAGGATATCGACCATTGCCGATGAAGTCTTGGCAGACCCATACGGCCCCTTAATCGCCCGCACAAACTGATCAGATTGCATGAAGGCCGCCGAAACAGGGCCAGGCACGGTCCAGGTCGCGGCGCCGGCCTTTTCGATGGCCTGGGGCGATCCAGGGCCGGCCGCATCGTCTGGAACCTCGTATTTGTCCGCGCTTGCGCTCACACCCCGAACCCCATAGACCGCAAGACCGAGAACCGGCCGAAGGCCAGATTTGAAAATCTCAATTCAGTGGGGCGCACCCACCTTTGAGAGATCGAAACTTCGCACGTCAAAGGTGTCGAAATCGAGCCAGGCCAGGCGCCGGCCAGGATCGAGCGGATCGCGGTCATACCTGATTCCCCATCAGGTGCCCCTGCCCACAATGCGCCATATATAACAACGGCTTACATGTTCCGTGAGACTTTTAGTCGTGAGACTATTCCGGGTCATCATCGCTAAGTCCTTGTATTTCCTCGGTTTCATCTTCTATGGCCAGCGCATCGACCAGGCGAACATCGGCAGGCGTCAGATCCAGCGTGAAACCGGCCGGATCATCGCCCTGGATCTCACCAGGGCGGAGCGCGGGCGGCGCAAAGTGCAACATCACGGCCGCGGATCCATTCAGATCGACCGCGGTAGGCTGTTTGGCGTGCAGATATGGCGCGACCTGGACGGCCGCAGCGACCTGGGCCTTGAATAAATTGATCAGATCCGTGTTGTCAGGATCCACCAGGCCGAGCGCGGCCGCCAAATCACCGGTTCTTTGGTTGAATGCGGCCGTCATCGCCTCAAGCGGTGATCGATACTGCGCGAGCAGGTAATTGGTCCAGGCCTCGGTGCGCTTGTTTGGCGATCCGGCCGGCCGCCCAGGCAGTCCGGTTTTCACCGCCGGACCTGGCGCAGCCTTTCTGTCAGACGGAAGATCGAACAGCGCCGGCTGTTCGCCCGAATCAATCGGAGGATCGCCGGCACCGGTCGATGTCAGCGCCGCGGCCGGACCTGGCTTGGCATCGGTCACAGGATAAACGCCCTATATTTTATCGACCTGGAGCAGCAAGACCGAAATAGCGTCTCTCTGTCTTGTTTTTTGTCTCTCAACTTCATCAACAAAATCAACAACCTACAAAATAATAAGACAGAGAGACAGAGAGACAAGCAAATATGTTCATGCGCGCGCGCGTGCGTGTGTGCATGTATGAGGATCTGCCCTGTCTCTCTGTCTCTCTGTCTTGTTGCCCGCTAAGCCCTTGAATCATCAGCGACACTAGAGAGACGCTGATCAAGACACCCATGAATTCTGTCTGTCTTGCCCATGCCCTGGGGTGGGGGCCGGGGTGCAAGGAATCTGCGCTGGATCGATGGCGAATGCAAGATAGCAACAATTAATTGACAATAATTACTTGACACATTGAAACTTCACACATAGGAAGGGGCACAGATAGCGACGGCAAGGGAGCCCGCAGCCATGACCAACCGCCCCCCCCAACCCGGCCACCAGGCCAGAGACCAGGCGCAAGCCCTGGATCATCTGGAGCGCCTGGCGCGCCGCATCGACCAGGCGACACAACGCGCCCGGCACAACAACACACATCGAACTGTAGAAAACTGGAGGATTGCAGCATGAACACCACAACAGCCACCGAGATCAAGATCGGCGATATTTGGGTTTCCAAATGGGGCTACGATCAGACCAATGCGGACTTCTATCGCGTCCAGAGCGTCAGCGCCGCGATGATCACCCTGGCGAAGATCGCCAGCGACACAACATGGACGCCCAACATGACCGGCACCGCGCAGCCGCGCATGTTTGGCGGCGCGCCCATCATAGCCGGCGCCAGCGATGGCGGGCTTAAGACCTACCGCCGCAAGTTGCAGTTGCGCGGGCCGTTGAAGCAAGGCGGCGATGACCGGCCGGCCGCCCGGTTAGAATCTTATGGGGTGTGGGCCGGGCCGTGGGATGGCAAAGCCGTGAAAGTGACAGGTTACGCCTAGCCGACCGGCTACGGCATCGCCAAGGCGGTGCCGGTTCCCGTCCGCTAGTCACAAAAAAGGAAGCCGACATGAACAGAACCATTCCTGAACAGATACGCAGCTTGAACGCCGCCGAGGCCGCAAGCCGCAAGATCGATGAAATCATCGCCCAGGTCGGGATTGAGGACGGATGCACCGCGATGGCGTTGAGCCTGTCCGCCCTGGCCGAGGCCTGCACCCAGGAACCGAGCGCCGCAGAGGCGTTTGATCTCGCCAGCGGATACACCGGCATCGCCGGGCACGTCTGGCGCGTCTGGACGACGAACCGCCAACCCCAGGCCGCAACGGCCGCCACCAACAAGGAAACAAGCGCATGAACGATTATCAAGCCACACAAGAGCGGATCGCTCGGATTTCGGAGAAGGCCCGCGCCCTGGGCCTGCCGGCGCCGGCCGATATCGCGCAATACTTCAACAACACAACGCACCATCCAGAACGCGCGGCCGCCTGGCGCGTCAACGATGCGATTTTGACATTGACCCAGGCGCGCAGCCAGATCGATGCACTGGCCGCGGATCCGGCCGCCACCGCGATTGACGCGAACGCTGAATATACAGCCTTTGCCGGGCGGTATATCGGCGCCGCTAAGGCGCTTTGGATGCGCAATGCGAGCCTCGCATCGTCCTTTGTCACCGGGCCCGCCAATTTTCCGGTGCGGCAGATGGAGAAGCGCAACCGGCAATATCACGGCGCGAGCATTGCCCTCGATGCGATGTTGCCGCGGGCCATCAAAGCCATCCGGCGCAAGGCCTTCCCGCACGGCGCGCCAGGCGATCCGATCCGGGCCGCGGATCCATCGGCCCAAGACAAGATCCGCGACAAAATCACCAAGTTGGAAGCCGAGCGCGACCAGGCGAAAGCGACCAACAAGGCGGTTCGCGCAGCCAGCAAGGGCGCCACGAAGGATGACGCCGGCGATCAATTGATCCAGGGTCGGCTAATCGAGAACGGCATGGATCCGGTTTATGCCAAAGCGGCCGCGACCAGGGATTATGCCGGCCGGCGCGGTGTGCCTGGCTACGTCCTGACGAACCGCGGCGCAGAGATCCGGCGCCTGAAAGCCCGGCTTGATCAAATGGCCGCCGAAACCGCGCGCGCAGCGGATCCAGACATTGCCACCGAGCAGGAGATTGGCGGCGCCACGGTCATCGAAAATGTGGAGGCCGCAAGGATCCAATTGGTTTTCCCTGGCAAGCCATCGGCCGAGATCCGCGCGCGGTTGAAGGCTAACGGTTTCCGGTGGGCACCGTCACAGGGCGCTTGGCAGCGTCACCTTAATGCTAACGGCCGCGCCGCGGCACGGCGCGCCCTGGCGGCCTGCTGACAGCCCGCCGCGAACACAACCAACCAGGCCGCCCACATCGGGCGGCCTTTTTTTTATTCCAGGTCCAGGATCGTATCGAGCGCCAGTAGAGTCACACGGCGTTGCCGGCCATCGATGTAAGCCCGTTCAGAGCGCCAGCATTCATCAGGCGCCTGGCGCAGGGCGCCGGTCCAGACACCGGAGACACCGGCCGAGCCGGCCCAATCGGTTCCTTCAAAATGCCGTTGAACTTTAGCATCCGATGTCGGCACGGCGAGCCACACGCCGTCTAACTGGCGCGTGTGGCCAACTGTCGGATCGGGGCGGACAAGAGCAAGCCCGACTTGCGCCAGGCGCTCATTGACAAATCGGAAGGGATCGCCGTCTCCGGTTGATTCATTCATCATTTGAAGCTGGCGGCCGACCGTTGAGACCTTATCTCTAAACCATGCATCGACCGGATTGGACAACAGGTGCGTGAGGCACCGTGACCAATTGGATTCCGCATCTTCCAATTCGCCCAGGGTATCGGCCTGCATCTTTTCGGTCCATTCAGCCAATTCATCAGCCGATGGCGGTTCATCATTCATGGCGAGATCCGCGCAGGCCAACAGCGTGCCAAACTGATCAGATCCGCGGCCGCCATGACCGCCCGCCATCAGCGCATCGCGGAACAGGCCGAGCCTTTCGGGCAATTGTTCGTGTAGATCGAGCAGGCGCCGGCGAATGTGAGATCCGATCTCTTCCAGATCCGCGACATTGAAAACCGGCGCCGGCGTTCCCTCCAGGAAGGGCCGCAATTCCAGGATGGCCATGCGGCTGCGGTCCTGGGGCCGCATGGGCGGCATGTTGATGGCCGAAAACATAAAGCAGGATCTCGCCTGAAACTCAACGCCCTTATTGTCAGCACCGCCACGCAACATGATCTCGCCAGACGAGGCCAGACGGGCCAGCTTCACCACCGCTTCAACTTTGCGGTTGTCGGCTTCGGCTTCCAATTCATCGATCCCGATTGGAATCGAGTCATGGCCTATGTTCTGATAGATCCCCGCGGCCGATGTGTTAGCCACCTTGATCATGCCATCCGCGCCCATGACATATTTAATCACGTCCTGGAGGGTTGACTTACCGGTTGCCCGGTCTCCGACCAGGAAGGCCATAGGCCGCCAATCGAGATAGCCGCCGATCATCGCGGCGCAGATCCAGCCAAGCAATAGATCCGCATCGATGTCGCGCCGCCATTCCCAGCTTTTAAGCCGGTCCAGGAGCGCGCGCGCTGATTTTTGTGGGCCAGGCCCATCAGAGGGCCGGGACATCGGCGCTGACGCCGGATAGACGCATTTGGCGCGCTGTCCTGGCGCCATAACCTTGCCGACGCGCATCAACGCATCACCAACGTGCAAGATCATCCCGCCGTCATCCTCTCGCCAGGCACCGCGGCCGCGCACCTTGCCGAAGGCGCGCCACACGCCGCGCTTTGCGCAAGCATTCATCAGGGCATCGCGGACCTGTTCAGCGCGCCAGCCCACAATCGAGCCCTCTTTATTGATCCGAGGCCAGGCCGATTCCAGGAAAAGGATCTGTGGCGCGAAGAGCGCAGCAAGGCCGGCCTGGCCCATTTCGCTGGCTTTCAGCGCGCGCAACTGGCCAAGCGGATCGAGGAAGAAAAACACATCGCCGTCTTTGCCCAGGCAATGCACCGGGCAACCAGGTGGCAGGCCAACTTCATCACCCAGGCCCATATAACGCCAGGCGCCAGGCGGCACAGGATCCGCGACACCCTCAACATGCATGTGACGCTTGGAAGATTGCGCCGGCACGTCCTCATTGGCCGGAACATCCTGCATGTCCGCGATCTGATCATCATCAGGCGCAGCCGTGACCGGCTCCGCGGCCGCCAGCGCGCCGCGGATCTCTTTATTTTTTTTCTGTGTTGTCATTTGTTTTGTGGACAAGCCCGCTTTTGATGCCGCAACCGCGCGCGATCTCGAAAATCGAGCGCGCGCCTCAACCCTTCATCGAATGGAGCGGCCAAAAACTCTAGCCAGCCACGCCGCGACAGCGTGCCTAGATAGTCATCGATGGCCGCCCTTCGCACGCTCATTTGACCGCGGGGACTTTGGCCTTCGTCTTGCGCTTTGTCGCGCGTTTGCGCTTGGGCCGCGGCGCCTTCGATCCGCCGCCAATCTTCGCGGCCGCGCTCGCGGCCTGCTTTTTGAGCCAATGCGTTGAATCGGCAAAGGCGCCGGACATGCCGCGCTCCTGGTCCGCGTGACCATCGATGCGCTCGTGGATTGTTTCATCGATGGCGAATTCATCCACCGCCAGCGCCGGCCGCGGCGCCGGATCCTCCAAGGCGACACCATCGAGCGCGCGGACAACCGACGAGAACGCGATCCAGGCCAGACGGACCGGCCGCGGCTCTTCCTTCCAGGCGTGAGGATTCCAGCCCATCGATTTTGCCGCGATCCGGTAGAGGGTTTCAGGGGCAACGTCCCATTTGACAGACGGGCCATAGACCGCCAGGCCGGCCATCGGTTCATCAAACATCGTCGCAATGTGCGCGCGGTCCTCGCCAGGTAAGGCTTTCAGGATAGAAAGCGCGGCCGCGATGGCCGCCTCGATACGCGGATCTAAATCATGCATTGCTAGTTTCCTCTTGTGTTAAAAAATCGTTGAAGTCTTTACCGACCGGCGATCTGGCGACATGGACAGATCCAAAGCGGCCGGCCAGCGCAATCAGCGCCTTATCGAGCGCGCGTTGCGCGCCGGGATTGTTCCAATCATTGTCCGCGACCACCGTGACACGCTCCAGGGTGCGACCATCGGGCGGCATGAAGGCCGCCAGATTGCCGAGATCCCCAACAGCCCACACACGGCGCGCCGGGTCCGCTTGCGCAATCGTCAATGCGTCCTCGATACCCTCGGTTAGGGTCACACCAGGATCGCCATCACCAGGCCAAACGCGGATCACAGCGCCGGCCTTTGGGCCCAGCATTTTTTTCGGCGCCGGGACATCAGCCTTTGCCGATGCATCCGGCCGCAGATAGGTGCGATGCACCGCGCAGATATCGCCGGCCGGATCCTGCATGGCCGCGACCATGACCGGATAAGGCCCGATGCGCCGGTTGCCGTCCTGGTATTCCAGCCCGCGCACCTGGCGGATCGCTTTTAATTCGACCAGGCGCGCAAAGCGGATCCCGCGATTGCGCAGATAGACCGCAACCGGCCCGCCCATTTCGATGGCCTCGCCAGATTGCCAGAGCGCGCGCGCCGCCTTGCGGGTAAATGCCGCGCGCTTCATGGCGTCGTCGTCCTGGCGCACCTTGACGGCCGCGGCCGTCTTGTATCGTTGTTTGAGAACGCCAGGAGAAGCCGTGTCCAGACCTAGCCAGGCCTTAGCCCAGGCCAGAGCGCCGGATATATCGCGCGCGCGGCCGGCGTAGATGATCAGATCGAAGATTGAGCCTTTTTCTGTGCCGCCCGCGTCAAACTCTTCAAAACCACCAGCTGCCGGGCCCGACAAAAACACCTTGAAGGATCCAATGCGATCAGATCCACGCGCCGGATTCGGCGCCACATAATAAGCACCCTCGCGCCGGCCGCCTGGCGCCAATTCAATCGCCAGATCAAGCGCACGCTGTTGCAGCATGGGCTTGACTTCATCGAGCCCATAGGCGGCAGCCGCGCTCATGGTTTCACCGGCATGTTGAGCAGGCGGCGCAGCGCGGCTTGTGACGCCTCGTCGACACGATACCCCCAGCCATAACGATTTTCGATCACCACCCCATGCGGCCGCGTGGCTTTGCGCAGGCGGCAAATGTGGACCGTCACTGAATCCGATAGAGGCAGATCATCGGGATCCGGCCAGAGCGCATGCTGGATGACCTGATAAGTCGCGCCACCGGAACGCGCCAGGATCCGCGCGATCTTTTCAGGATAACCAGGCAAGGCGATGACGCGGGAATCAAATCTATAGCGAACATCGTCGGCTGTCAGATCATTGACGATATCTTGCAAATTGGCGTTTTCAGCTTTCAGCGTATCGATGCGATCCGCCATGTCGCGCAAGGTTGCTGCGTCACTCATAACCCGGCCCGCCTTTGCGCGATCTCTGACCAGGAATCATATTTTGCATCGATGTCCGGCTTATCGCGCAGATCCTCGGTGGCCGCCAGGACGCGGTAAATATATTGTTTTTGAACGCCGGCCGCATTGGCCAGCGCCGCGCGGTTCACATCAAAAGCCGTGACGGCCAAATAGATCGATGCGGATCTGGCGGCCGATTCTGGCGCGGGCCGAGATCCGCGACCCCGCTTGCGCGTCAACACGGCCGCGACCGGCACATTCATGGCCGCGCAAACAATCTCCGTGCTGATAATCCAGGCTTGGCGCGCATCGAAGAGGCGCACACGTCGCGCAGGATCGGCGCGCAGGCGCAGGCCGCCGAAGGCTATCGATGTCATGCGGCGAATGGGAATCGTGGCGGTCATGGCAGTGCCCCAAAATAAAGCGCGGCACAGATCGCCGCAGCGAACATGGCCGGCCACACGCCAGCCAGGAAACCAAACCAATCAAAGCGCCGGCCGGTCATACGCGCGCCGTCAGGCAGACATTGTTTTTGACAACGGCAATTACCGCGCGGGCCAGGTAGGACAGCGCCGACGCCCGCCCTGGACAGTCCGGCCGTTCCGCAAAGGCTTGCGCCGCCTCTACGAAGGCCTTGAAAATTGAGCGCGACCATTCAGGAACCGGAGGATCTGTGACCACACGCGCCCAGGTAATGCGGCGCTTCAATAGCGCCACCTGGCCGCGCGTGGCCGGCAGGTCGATGGTCACAGCCAGCGCGCGCACCGCCAGCGCCTCGTAAATATGGATGGCGCGGGAAGGCTTCATGCTGCACCGCCCTGGACCAATTCGGCCGGCTCCAGCGGTATCGATTCCGAGCGCGCCAATTCAAGCAGGCGCAGATGATATTGCGACGGCACCAGGCCGTCAGATCCGCGCGGTGAAGGGTAGGTCCATCGATAGATCGCGGCCGGCGTCAAATCCAGCGCCCGGTAAATCCGGCGCGCGCCTAACCGTTTCAACACGAGGGCCGCAGGGGTTAGCGGTGCAGGCGCGGCCGGGCTTAGTGTTTCGGTCATGGGTCCTCACTTCAAAAAATTGATTAAATCTAAATTGCGTGTTACAGCGGCATTGTCAATTGAAAATTGAAGCGAGGGACGCTATTTATTTTTAGGCGCTTACAAGGGAGGGCACCATGACAAAGGCAAAGCTACCAAAGGGAATCGCCTGGCGGGACGGCCGGCCGCGCTGGATTGCGGCACCGCAATTGCGGCGCGCTGGATGGCGCGGCCGCGATCTCAAAGATGCGCGCGGCAACTGGCTGTCTTTTGAGCAGGCCCGCACGATTGGCCAGGCGATCAATCGGGACGTGGATCTCTGGAAGGAAGGCAAGACGCCGCGCACCTATCAGCCGGACGATGGCACCGCGCCGGCGCCGGCGATCAGCGGACGCCGGGATGAACAGTCCATGATCGCGGCCTGGGAGCGTTACCGGCAATCGCGGTATTTTTTGAAACTCGCAGACACCACGCGCAAAGACTACGCCGGCAAGATCCAGGCTTTCCTTTCTATTGTTGGCGATGAAGATCCCGCCTTCATCACGCGCGACGTGATCGAGCAATGGTATGATCAAAGATCTGATCAACTGTTTGCGCTGCGCGGACTCGGTTGGACGGCCGCGCGGTGGACCGCGGCCAGCCAGGCCGCCAAGGCAGACGTGCGCTTTGCGCGTCATGCGGATCTGAAACAGGGCCGGCGCAACACGCCAGGCCTGGCCCAGGTTAATGGCGAGATCGCCGTTATCCGGCGCGTGTTTTCTTACACAACGCGCGTTCTGACATGGACGGACTTCAACCCGGCCGCAGGATTCGGAACCGAACCCCTGGCGCCCAGGGTCCGCGTCATCGATCCGGCCGAACAGGCCGCGCTTATCCAGGCGGCCGAGAACCAGGGCCGGCCGGAAGTCGCAGATGCTTTGATCATCGGGATCTATACCGGCGCGCGCCTCGGTGATGTGCTGGCGATGACCTGGGCCGATGTGCAGAATGATCGATTCA